CTCCATTTTTTAGGAGCTTAGCAAGTTCTGCTGTAGAACCAACAAATAATGCATTATTAACAGTCGATGGTCCTTTTTGAGGACTCTCTTCCTCAACATCTTTCAGTTTTTTCTGAAGATCCATCAACTTATCAGTAGCATCCGAAACACTCTTAATTAACTGCCCTGCGACTTCATATGCCCTGGGCATTTCACTTTCCTGTGCGAGTTCAAGAATACCATTAATAGCTTCTTGACCCTTTTCTATAATACTATAAAGATTACCACGAGTATACTCATAATCTTTAGTTATATCATCTTTTGCAAGTCTATCGGGTTTTTCTCTATCAACCCCAACTACAACATCACTTTCATCAACTTCAACTTGAGTAGGTGTTATATTAAAAGCATCATCTAAATGATTTTTCATTATCCATTCCAAGTAGTGGTTCCACTAAATCCAAAGTCATCTCCTTCCTCTACCAATGCATTATCAGCAGAAGTAATAGACTTAACAGATGTACCTCTAATATGAGCAAGTTTGGTAGTACCATCTTGCCCTCTCTTGACAGTTAACTTATTACCGTCAACAGCTTTAACATACAACTCTTCTCCACCAACGTCAATATAGACACTTGTAGAACCAGAAGATGCTGTAATGGTACTTCCATCATCAACCTCAAATGTAGTTTGAGTCTTAGTAATATCGGATGCTAAGTTTGTTAAAACAGTACCATCATAGTTCTGTATTGCTCTTGGAACAACAGAGTATGTAAGATTGCGTTGTGCGTTGGATGTATCTGTACCTGTAAGATAATTGATAGTAGACTTCGTAATGATATCCTTGGAAGCATCTGTGACAGGACCAAATAGGTATGTCTTTGCTGTAAATCTTAATGTATAAAGGAGAACTCTTCTTGACTCAAAATCTCCCTCATAGTCATCCTGCATAGTAATATTTTCAAGGACAACAGGAATATCTCTTTTCTCATTAATAGCTCCTACCAAATTAACAGTTAGATTATATGATGGTTGGAAATATGGTAAAATTTGTTCTGTAATTTGCAATGCATCATCATTCAACTTACACATAACAGCAAGTTCAAATTGCATATTATAAGGAACAGGCATGTATACCTTCTTCTCATCAGGAGTAGTAGCATCTGGATTCTGAACTACAATCTTTTGAGTAGAAGTAACTTTTCTAGAAGGATCATATGTTAATCCTGTAAACTCAAAAGACATCCTTGGTAAAGACAAAGATGTTGCTTTATTTAAATCTGGTGATTGAGTTAATCTTGCTAAAAACTTTTGAGTAGGTCCATATGCCAAAGGAACTCTAATTATGCTAGCGTCAGTATCCCCTCCACTTTGCTTAATGGATATACTATTAAACAGAGTACCAAAAGAAATTATGGTCCTCCTCAAGATTTCGTTATAAAAATATTCAAACATGTTTAGAGTCCTAGTATCTTATATTTATGGAATACCAAATGGGTTCTGTTCACTGAAGTCTAAAATATCATCTGCAGCAGATTCTATATTAACATTATCAGCAAATCCATCCTCTGGTGGGTCTTCACTTACTACCCGAAGTGCATGAACAGCACCTGAAGTTCCACCCGTTATATCTTCTCCAATACTGAACATTCCAGATACATTTGCTACCTCTAAAACATTCGTTGTCGCATTCCAAGTTCTTACTCTACCCTTCACACCTGTGATAGATCCTGTAACAATTTCATTAAACTTGAAGTTGCCACTATTATCCAGTGAAGGATCACCAATTGTAATTGTGGGACTAGAGGTGTATCCAGCACCAGCATTAACAAGGTTAATAGCAGTAATTGTTCCGGCAGAACTTACAACTGCTTCAGCAGTAGCAGTGGTTCCAACACCAACAGGTCCAGCAATCGTTACAGATGGTGCTGTAGTGTACCCAGAACCTGCATCAGTGAGTGTAACGATACCAACAGTACCATCACCAATAAAGACGGTTCCTGCGGCACCTGAACCCCCTCCACCAGTGATCTGAAGTGTAGGTGCAAGGGTATATCCAGCTCCTGGATTTGTTATTAAAACCTTCTGAACAGATTTTAAATTATCACTAATATTCAAATTACATACATTGATTCCAGAAATCATTGAAGCTGTAAGAATACCTGTTACCTTACCACTAGGGGCAGAACTAACTCCAATAGTAGGAATAGCACTATATCCACCACCCCTATTACTGAGATTAATCAATCTAATAGATCCTTCAGTATTAAATCCAACTACAGCAGTAGCAGTTGCACCAGTACCTACTAAGGTAAGAGTTTGAGAAGATCCAAGTAATGTTGATAGACCGTCTTCAGATGTTCCGTCTGCATTGTCACCAACCAAAGTATCATCAATTTCAGCAACTCCAGTATCAATAACTTCATCTTCGTAACGGAAGAGCTCACACTTCAGAGTGTATACGTAATTCTTTCTTAGTTGATAAAAAGGTTTTTCGTGTTCTACATATTTGATTTCAAATAAACGATCACCTAGTGGAAAATAAACTAAATCACCCTCTTTAGGTCGGGTAGTTAACTTTACATTAGATTCGTTTTTTAGTAATGGTTGAATATAAGTTTCCCATCTTTCTCTAGAAATAACAAGATTTACTTCATTCGTCTGCTCAATACCAAACTTTGTAAGCAAAGTAGGATTTTCAGCATACCCCTCAAAATTATCCACATATGCTTCTAATGGATAAGAATCATTAAATATCGATTGAACAACTTCACGTATAATTGTCTTCTCATTCATATATTTACGAGGAAGATAGTGTATCTCAACACCATACATCCTCAACTGTTCATTGATTAAATCTTGTACTAAATTTTGTTCTGATGTAGATCCCTGTTGGAAAAATGGATTGAGCATAACACTATCCTACCATATCCAAAGGTGGAAGTTCATAAGTGTTAGACATTTGTTCTCTGATGACTTCTAAATCTTTTTCAGCATCATCATAAATTTGTCTTCCATTCATTTCAATTCCACCAGGTAATTTAACACCCTGGAACTTCAATAAATTTTGTCCCCACTGTCTTTTTATAAGAGCAGTAGCATACCTCTTTAAGAATGAATCATTCCACACCCTTGTATAATCATTAGGATTAAGGAGTCTAAAACATTCAAGAACTATAAACTCATCTTTCTCACATGCTGACCAATCAATATCAAGATATAATCTATCTTGTCTTTGATTAAATCTAATTTGTTTTCTTGTCGTTAACAAATAATCAATATCAGACAAATATGTCTGTGTCATTGCATAACTTAAAAGTCCATTATATCCAAGGTTAAAAGCAATATCATTTAAAAATAATTGATATTTAATACTAAACATATTGTTGGATATTGCATTACTTCCACCAAAACGAAATACTTTTTCTACTCCAATTACTGATGATGGAACTGCTATGTAATTACTATTTTCATACCAACTAAAATCAGTATCTGTTCCTGCAATATCTGCTGTTACAGTCTCTGTTGTTATTCCTGTCCTTTTCTTTCCTGTCAATACAGAAGCTCTTCCTCTATCAATATCAGCTTGAGTTATTTGATACTTAAGATATGTTCTAACTACACCATCAAAATGCCTTTCATGAAAATACTGAATGGCATCATCAATCCTATCCTCACACTGCTCATCCGCAACATTAATCTCCAACACGGGAGCACCCAATTGTCGTAAACAATACTCTTTGAATTCGGATCTACTTCCTGGTTGTGCCATTTATACTATACCTCTACAATATTTAGGGTGCGGAAGCAATTCCAGCATGAACTAAAATGTTTCCATTTACTATGTTATAAATTGTTGCACCAGAACTTACCAAAACATTATATTCATATCTACCTTCAGTTAAATTTGTTGTATCAGTAGATCCCATTGATACTTCAAATATTCCACCACCAGCACTTGTAAAACCTACAGTAAAGGTTCCTGAAGGAATAGTAGTTGCACCAATACCTGCACTTTTCTGCATTTGAGCAGATCCAGTCCAAACTGAAGTAGTAGTTAACCCCTGAAAGTCAAAAGCAACATCAGAAGTATCAACTACATTAAAAATAGTTTTAAAATCTGCACCACTATAAAGTGCTAGATTAGCAGCATACGGAACTCCTGCATCTGGATCAAATGTCAGATTTTTACTTGCCATTGACTAACTCCCTAAGTAGTGATTTGATTTCACCAATTTCACCTTTTAAACTAGCAAGATCTTGTTCCATAGAATCAACTCTTTCATTTCTTGATTTTTTGGCATTACGACTTACAGTATAATGCCTATAATCTAAAGCATTCACATTGACGATAGCATTTGTTCTAGGATCTCTTGCAAGATCAGCATGTCCTTCAATATTATAATGTTCCATATTAAGCAAGTGCCATAACCCTTAAATCTTTTACTCTAGGAACATAAACTTGATCAGATGAAACTAAAAGAAGTTTAATCCTATAGTATCTGAATGATGGAAGATCATCCGCAGTAAATGTGTAATCACTAAAGCTTACAGCATCTCCAAAACCATATTGATTAGTTTTAGGAACAAATGCATCTGATTGACCATTATTATCAGCAGAGTTAATAACTTTTCCTCTACTATTCAAATTCTCAAATCCAGGGAACGGAGTAAAGATTGGTTCAAATCCAGTTCTATTTCCAATTGCATAAAATGCTCTAATATCAGCATCAGCATGAATATGACCAGCTAATAATATCTTAATAGAAGTAGCAGCATTTTCTATAGAAATTTCTTTAGTAATATACTGACATCCTGTAGGATCATTATCAATAGTTTTTACTCTATCATCAGTAGCATAATTTGAGACTACATTATTAACCCTGTTAGAAGTTAATATGGTACTAACTCTTTGAGCATCAAGAACTGGAGTCAATCTAGGATCAGTGGTTCCAAGTGTTAATCTCATCTGGAAGGACTTGTTGCCTTCAATATTATCTAATCTTTCATCTTCATTTACTTTAGAACCAATTTGTCTTGGAGTTGTTAAGTAATTTGATTCTCCAACAGTAATAGATTCCCATCCTTGTTCAATCCAAGGAATTTCATCTCCACTCAAACTTACTCCTGAAATAGTTCTTATTTCAGCACCAATTGTAGTTCCAGTAACTGTCATATTATGACATATTGGAGTAATAATTTCAAAAGGCATATTTTGAGTTGCCCTTACACCATATCCACCAGAAGATTGAGTCTGTCCCAAATATAGTTTAGGGAATCCTACATCAGTACTCCTATCAGTAGTATCGAATGCATTACCAGCTTCACTAGTAGCTGTTTGATCAATCTTAATATTATATGAATCAAAACCAATTGATCCAGTTTCTGCACTAGCAGTTGAAGTAGATAATCCGTGTGTTCTATTAATTCTTGCTAAAGAAACTCCACTCAATTCATATTTCTGAACAGGAGTTCCTACTGCGTAATTAATTTTGTTACTTCCCCTTGCAGATATTGTAAGTACATTACCAGAGACATTGTTATACTTAATAACTTCATCTCCAATTTTAACTAATCCTGGATTAGTAGTACCAACTCCAACATTTTCAAAATTCTCATAAACACTCCCCTCATCTACGGTAAAGGAACTAGAATTACCAACGTCTAATGCAAGACTTAACTTGGATGGCTTAACATTTCCAACAACATTAGATATCTTAACCAAATTCTCAGTGGAATACATTCCATGATTCTGATGATTAACTTTAATATGCAATCCATCAGTTTCAGTATCAATTGTACTTATAGTAACATTACCACCATGACTAAAGTTCAATTCTGTTGTAACACCAGCACTAGTGGTATACCTCATGGTCTTACCAGCACCAGTAGCAAAATTACCTTGAACATTATCTAAAATAATCTCATTAGTTTGACCAATACCAGCAATAGTAAATTGACCATTTCTACCAACAGTTCCACTACCACCTGTAGAGAGTCCTATTGTAGTAATTCCAACAACATCTCCTATTTGGTATCCACTACCACCAGAAGTAATCGTACAAGCACCAACTTGACCATTGGCAACATATACATTACCGACTGCACCTCTACCATCACCAGTAATAGTTTCTAAATTAACACCACTAAAGGTAAGATTACCATCAAGAGGAGTATATCCAATACCAACATTAGCAATAGTAAGTGTTCCTGTTGCTGATCCCCCAGCACCTACAAGATTACCTGTTGCATTTGTTCCATCCTGAGAGAAAGTATTTCCAAGAACATAACTGTCTGCAACTGTTGTACCAAGACCAACTCTTATCTTTCTAGAAGTTATAGATAATGGATTGGGTTTAAGTGTTGGAATCTGATTGTTTCCTCTACTTAATTCTGGGTTATAAAACTCTACAGTACCTGAACTTTCAAAAGATGCTCTATACATTGTAAATTTAAGATCTTCCCACTGACTTGGTTCCCATGTAGAAGCATTCTGCGACTTAAAGAGGGATCCCAAATAAGGCTGGTTAGAAATAAAGGTATCGGTAAGTAAATCAGTTTCACCAATTCTTGAAATATAAACACTATACTTGGTAGAGTTAGATGCTAAAGCAATAGCATATTCAGTACTTCCACCCTCCAAATAGATTGGTGCTTTAAATTCAACAGTAGTTGCTACAGATCCATCTGCAGAAGTTGTAATATCTTCTGGATCTAATACAATTTCAGAGAATGGAAGAATATGTTGTGTTGGGAATCCATTCTTCATAGATCTTAACTGGAATACGCAAGGTATGTCATTATCATCTTTAGATCTAAAGAATATATCACATTTTGTAACGAACACTCCACCTTCATCTTCAACCAAGAATGATTGTGCTAGAGGGTCATACCATCCAGTATTTGCAGTTTCTGAAGACTGTCCTAGAACATTACTACCAACAACTTCTGTTCCCAAATCAGTATGTACGATTTGTTCTTGGAATTCATGTCTTTGCTCAATTCTTGCATTTCTAATAGAAATAATATTCTCTTGAACAGTTTCTAAAGTTCCAGAAGCAGTATATGTTTCATCAGTAAGTGTTGAACACTCATCTGCATTATTATCTGGATCATTTATTAAAGTAAATGTTTTAGTTCCTGTTTCAAATCTTGGGAAATTAATATTATTTGGATTAGGAATAAAGAAAGATCCACCACAGAATGCTGAAAGGTCTGAAAGAAGTTTTACATCATTAATAGTTGCAAGTGCTCCACTACTTTGTCCTTCAAGCACCATTCCACTTTCTACCCATCCATAATAATCTCCTTGTGCTTCAGTAGATAAAGAGAATGTATCTACATTCAAAATATCAGAAGTTGATGAATAAGATGATGCTAATGATGAATTCGTATAAGGATTATCCCTAAATGTCTTTGTAGGAACATTATAAGGACCTTCTTTATGATTTAATTGTGCAGCTCTAAATTGTATTTCAGGTATACTATCTGAAGTTACTTGACTTAATCCTGTTGCGAAAGATCTACCTCTTACAGTTTCTCCAACCTGGAATGTTCCAGAAGTCATAGTAATATCAAGCAACTTAGGAACACAATATTTGGTAACATCTTGACCATCAAAGAAAGCATATAGTTGAGTTAAAGGCTTAACTTTTTTAGCAACAAACTCAACATTTCTAGATCTCATAAATGGAACAAGATCTCTACTAACAACCCTATCTCCTACAGAATGTTCATCAAATGTTTCGTGAACAATAGTTCTAAGACCATCTCTCTGCTGATGATCAGTTCTAGTAGTTTGTCTTAATACTTCTTGTGATGTAGTAGTAGTTGTCTCAGTCATCCATGCAGCAGGGTTATTATCTGGTTCACCATTAATCCAACCACCTTGACCCCATGTATTACTGGAACTGGTTGTTGTTTGTGCTCCATCAAATTCTACAGAAGTAGTTCCTGTCCATGTAGTTTCCCAGGCATTCCAAACAACAGGTCCCATGCCAGTTTGAGGATCAACTCCTTCATTTCTTGCCAAATTATCCATTGTGGCAGCATAGTTACCTTCAGTTTGAATAATCTTAGCATCAAGTCTTGCAGTATCTACCCATGTATCAGAAGCAGGATTTAACTCCATAGTTCCCTGCCAGAAACTGATTAGGAAAGGAGTAACACTTTCAGATCTAGTAGCAAAACTCTGCTTAATCCATTCAACTTCACCATAATCTAATGTTATAACATCTTCTTGTTTTCTAACATTAACTCCTTCTATAGTAGAGAATTGAAGATCATCTGCAGGATCATTACCTACAACTGGACCAAACATACAATCAACAGAGTTAGTATAATGTCTTGGACGCAATTCTTTACGTTTTCTGTCTATACTATTATTAATTTTAATTTTATTTTCTTGTGGTTGGAAACCAGTAAAATTATCTACAAAGAATCCAGACTTAAATCTATTTGCACCATCTTGATCAGGAACAAAGAAATTTGCTGTATTGGTTTCTAATAAAGAAAGGGTAGTATAATACTCAAGATTTTTAATTCTAGTATCAAGTTTCTTGATATCTGTCATCGTATATCGACGATGATTTAAGAATTGCAATGCAGCATCTTTTGTAACATACAAATATGCTGGCATACCCACAGTTGCTATTTCAATTGCATCATCAACAGGAACTGGTTTTTTAGGATCTTCCGCAGGATCTCCATATTTTACTTGGAATCTTCCTTCTTTATTCAAGAAAATTCTATCAATTCTTGGAAGATAGAAAGAGAAATCTATAACAATAGATTCATCTGATGCTAAAATATTAGGTGCCGAATCTCCTGATCCAGTAAAACTTCTTCCGAGGAATTCTAAAGGAGACCTGTCTCCCTCATCCACAGAAGAAATTGGAACAACTCTAGGTCTTATATCAATAATATCAGCACAACTATGCGTATCAACCCTTGGAATATCCCAACCATATTTAAATTGTTCGTATGAATTGACTGTTGTTATATCACCCGTATCTCCAGAATCATAAGATCCACTTTGATAATAAACTTTTATCTTTCTAGATGGTACATCAGCCTTTGCTTTTTTCTTAAGTATTCCATAATCATAAAATGTAGATTCGCCACCATTTGCAAAGGTATAATTTGCACCTATAGCAAAGCTTGGTGAATCAAGAGTTGAAATAATTGCTTGTGCTCCAGACTCTTGGAAAATTATAGTTTCTCCTTCTTTAAAGAGAATTTCATTTTTATAGAGAATACCAATTTGCTCACCAGTTATCTTTTCAGCTACAATTGCAACTGCCTCACTGTCCTGTCCAACCAACTGTTCACCAATTATTAATTCGTTAGTAGTAGTTGATTGAGTAACTATAGAAGTCAAAGTTGCTTTAGGGCAAGATGGGTCCGATGTATCAGCTGATTCAAAGACACCATGAATTGAAATAACATCAGGAGCATTCAAAGATATAGTCTCATCTTGTACTCTTGTTCCAAATGGATAATTACCATAAGTCAATCCATCATTCAAAGTAGTTGCACCAGCACCAGATCCACCAGTCTTAGACTTATTAATAACTATAGACTTCACTCTATTGTTTATTAATTCTTTAGCTTTAGGCTTTAACTTCTTAAGAGTAGCAACAAGAGTTGCACCATTATTAGATTGTGATGGAGTAGTTAATCCACGAATCTGGCAAGTACCAGCAGCAGCAAATTCAAATTGATCTGCTGTTAAATCGTATGTGGTTCCATCAGCACCTATTAAAGAGTATCTCTTAGGTGTAAAAGGTTGGAAAGTTTCATCTGATCCTATTGATGGTAATGGTGTATTTAATTGACCATTACTAATACTAACATCAAAAGTCTTTCTTATAACAATAGAAGCAGATGTTAAATCAACATTAGAAACATTTTTCTTAGGAAGAGGAGTATAAAGAGTATTATCAGATGATGAATCTAACATACTAGTTAATACTTTCAAATCACTTACACTCTTAACTTCAGTAAGTGGCAATGTTCCATCACAAATATCAGTAACAGTTGTAACTCCAACAACGGTAACATGAGAAGATCCAACACTAACTACTCTAGCTCTTACGGGATCCTGAGATACACTTAAGTCAGTATATTCAATAAGATTACCAACAGTCGTAATTCCTGGGAAATTAAGATTAGTACTCTGTACATTCGATGCACCAGTAAAGGTAACAACACCGACTGTTGCTACTCCAACTGGAAATAAAACTGAAGGAACAATATTAGCACTAAAAGTGTTAATACCAACTAAATTATCATCAGTTCCATAAACGGATTTTACATCAGATACAGAATATTCTGTTATACCTACAGCAATTCTTCCATTATTAACACCATTGATTATAAGTTGTTCATTTGGAATAAAATTACCACTTACTTCATAAACAGTTAATCCAACTCCTGAAGTAACAGCACCTTGTAAAAATGCAGTTGCACCACTCCTCTTTCCTTTAATATATGCAGGAACAGTTTGAGTAATAGGATTATTTAATTTTATTTCAGTAAATGTTTGAACATCATATAAAGATAATTCCCATTCATCTAAATTGGAATTATTTGAGTTATAACTTTGTGATTCTAACCTAAAATCATAAACTCTAGCATATCCAATTTCATTTCCTGGAGCATTTTCAGCACTTGATCCTTTTCTTTGATCTCGTAAACTTAGTATATATGTACTACCAATACCTACGGTGGGAGTTCTATAAACACTATCCAATCTAAAAGTTGGACCTGTATTATAAATTATTGCCTGATTTTCTATAAGCTTAGTATCTCTTGGCTTAGGACAATCAATGTAAGTGGGATCCATTGTTTCAATTTCATATCCCTTCACATATGCCTTTCCTGGAGAAATTTTATATAAGGCAAGATCATCAGATGGAGTTCCACCACTAGGAGTAAATTGACCTGCTTTAAATACACCTCTATTCCCAACATTATTGTCAAGAGAATTTAAAACAGTAACATCAAAAGGCTTGATGTCATAATTACCACTTTCATCATAAGTCCTTCGTGCAAGAGTATCTGTTAGATCCCATCCACCAGATCCTCCACCAAATCCACCTATTAATCCACCACTACTTCCTTTACCATTTCTACCACTCTTAGCAGTCTTTAAAACACCATCTTTTACTGTGCCAAGTTCAATAAAGCTAGTATCATCAAAATCATCAATAGATTTTTTAAACAAACTTAAAGAAATTTTTAGTCTATCTGCACCTGGAGCAGCATAGTTATTATATCCCTGTGAATTATCGTTTAAACTTTCATCTATATCTGCATTAATAATTTCTTCATTTACAAATAAACCAATTCTAAAATTGGGTTTAGTTCCATATTGATCAAGAATAAGTGTTTCTTGTGCAACCCCTACAAATTGACCATGAACAAAATAAACACCTTCTTGAATTTGAAAAGAAGAACCTGTTATAGCAGCATCATCAGCAACAGTAATACCAAAAGGAGCTCCTGGAACAATTGTTGTATTACCTAATAATCCAGAAGAAATAGTTTGATTGCATGTCAACTCTTCTCCATCAAAAAATGTCTGAGTAGAATTATTTGTTGTACTCGAATTTAAGTAATTAATATAAAGAGTAAGCTGTCCCCTATCAGAATCTTCTGGTAATAAAATAGTATCTACAACAGCAGTTACACCAGACCTTTGACCTGTAATTTTTGTTCCTACTAATTGATCAGCATATGCAGAAACAGGAACACCCTGATAATTATTGTTTATCTGAACGCCATAAAAAATTCTATTATAACCTGTATTACCTGGAATTACTTTGGCACCTTCCTTAAAAAAGTGCTTACCAAATCTTTCGATTTGATTTTGCAGCATGGATTGAAGAGTTGTTAACTCTCTAGCCTGAACAGGATATCCTGGTTTAAACAGCACCCGATAAAAATCATCCGACGGATCATAATCGTCAAAATATGGTGCTACATTTAAATTTGTATGCTGTGGCATGATTTTTTAGAACTGCAATACTATTTTAATATCTTCTTTTTGGTTAACTGACCTGGTGATAGCGGGTCTATTATCCACAAAAACAATGTTACCACTATGTCGTTTAACTTCAGGATTGGAAATACCATCCGTAAAATTTTGACCAAGATAATATGTTATATTATTTATTACAGTAGATATACCTGTAAATGCACTATCAATTTGTAAAGTTGAACCAGAAGTAGGAACAATATCTAAATTTCCTCCTGTTCCTGGAGAAGCAGTGAACTTATTCAAGTTATATCCATATGTTGGATTTGTTTGTGCAGTACCGACTGTATTAAAACCAGCCATGGTTCTATCTTGCCAATATTTTAAAACCCCTGTAGTTGCATCATAATGAACTACTCGTCCTTGAGCAGTTGATCCTGCAGAAATAGTCTGTACAAAATAACTATCAGCTTCAAAAGTAGCAGAACTATAACCAGATCCAGCTAATCTTAAGGCATTTAATGCACTTGCTTTATCAGCACTTAAAAGGGCAGTAGAGTCGTACTTCTGAGGATTCTCTACCAATCCAACCCTGGCAATCTGATTCCCAGTAATAAAATCTGGGTTCTCATTGTCATTTTCAATTCTAGAATAAATGAGAACATTCATTGCCCCCAATTCTCTATAAATGTCATAACCATGACCACCTTGAGGTGGAATAATAACATCAAAAGTAGGAATTTTAGTTCCTGTTGGAACACCACCATCTTCTAATGCTACACTCCCATAGGTATATCCAGATCCCTGTTTAGTAACAGTTATAGTATCAACCTGTTGGTCGTTAGTTGTAGTAATAGTACACTCAGCACCAGAACCATCTCCTTTGATAGGTACTTTAGTATATTCAGTACCACCAGAAGGTCCAATAGTTTCACCACGAGAAGTAATAGTTATTATTTTAATAGATCCATCTACAGCATTATCTCTTACTGCTGCGTCATCTACATTAGTATCCCAACTCAAAGGAACTGGCATAAAATCAGTAGAATCGAATTTAATGATATCCGCAGGTTTTATGGTATAAAGATATTTCCAAATATAGTTATCACCACTACTTCCCGCAGTTCTTGGTTCTAAATCAGTAAAAGTTGGTTCATCTAGTGAAGGTCTTCCAGTAGGGTTGTCTGGATCAGTACCATTTTGTAAACAAATGTAAACCCTATAATCACTGTTTATAACATAAAAAGTACTTGCATATAAATTTGTAGCACCAGATACAGGAGCAGTATTTGATCTACTATAATCACCTCTATACATGTCATAAGTTGTACCAGATGACCAAGTTCTCTTAGTAACAACTTGTCTACAATCAGATGCAGCAATTTTTTTCAATGCAACCATATCATCCCAATAATCATTCTCCTCCGTAAAATTATCTTTCGGAGACGGAGGATCATTATTCCAATCAGAATCAATATCTGTAGGATTTGGTAGACCAATAAAAGAGTAATATGCGTTAGTAGTTGAAGTTACTCCTGCAACAAAATTACTTGCATTCAACAATCTTATCTGGTCAGTTATAATTGCAGCCATTTGACAGAGGTTTTTTGTTTATTTATGGTAATTTGTAAAGTTTATATTTAAGAGATCTAGATCTCCTTACTACAGGAGAAGTAGAGATACCCCCTGTTCCACCTAATGTATATGCAGTATATGCATTTTCTTCAGATCTGGATGGAAGAATAATCTTACCCCAACTATAAGATCCAAAATAATTTCCAGTTTGAATACCAACTCCACTAAAGCTAGGCCATTGACCACTCCAATCAAGATGTTCAGCAATCTTAACAAAGACTCTACTCATATGAGTTGTACCTATGCCAACTCCATCAGAAGCAACACCTGTAGGTGATTGAACTATCTCAAAGGTATTAACCTCATAAACATTATTTACA